CAGGCGTTGGTGTCGTCCTTGAGGCGCTGCATGGCGTCGGCGGTATCCCGCGTCGCCGGAGGCAGGGCCTTGAGCTTGGACTTATACAGCTCCTGCGACTGGGCGGAGGCCTTGGTGGCGGACTGGGCGGCGGTGAGCGCCTTGTTGTACTCGACCGCGCGCTCCTTGGCGGCGCTCGTCATCTTGGACGTGATCTTGACCTGCTGCCCGTACTTGAAGCCGCCCTTACGGGCAGCCTCCTGGGCGAAGGTGGTGGCTGTGGAGGCCTTGGTGGCCTGGTCCTCGGCCACGGCCTTCTGCTGCTGGGCCTTGGCGATGTCCTTGAACTGCGGCACCACCGCAGCCGCGAACGCGCCCCCGGCCGCGCCTGCCACAGCGAAGGAACTTGCCAGGGCCATGGTGGCTGCGGTGATCGGGCCGATCAGTGTGCTCAGCACACCGACCCCGGCCTGGGAGCCGATCGCTCCCAGGGCCATCATCGCCTTTTTGGCGGGGGCGGTGTCCGCGTCAATGCGGACGAAGCCCCGCCCGATCAGAGAGCCGCCCGGCATCTACAGCACCATCCCCTGGCCAGCCAGCATCCGCTGGCTCTCGGTTTCGTCGTCCGTCCACCAGCTGGGAATCTTGAGCCCGTCCTCAGTGACGCGGGGCGGGGTGTCCTTGGGCCGGACCGAGCCGGGAACGCGCCAGGAGCTTACGGACAGCTCCGCGTCGAGCTTGCGGTGCACGTCCTCCTCCTTCTCGTTCTCGCCTACCTCCAGCCGCTGGTGCATGGCGTAGTAGACGACGTTCAGGAACCGGTCGAGGGGGAGAGCGCGGAGATCGACACCGTTTCCACTGTGCTCGCCGTCGAGCCCATGCCAGACACCGGGTCGGCTGACCCAGTAGGCAAGCTCAAGGGCGACTCGGTAGGGCGGAGCCCGTACTCCTCGAACAGCCACTCGATGATCTCTTCGACCTGGGTGATGTCCACGGGAGCGGACCGGTCGCGCAGGCGCTCGTTGAACCGGTTCAGCGACTCCGGCAGCAGCACCAGTTCCAGCACGCCCCGGAAGGCCTTGAGCTGGTCGGTCACGGAGGCGGTTTCGGGGTCCAGGTCAGCGAACTGCCCGGCGAAGTCCATCAGGATCTCGGCCGGGACAGCGGGCGATGCCTCGAACACGTCGTCGTCGATCTGGAAACGGATCCGTTTCCGTGCCTTGCTGAAGTCCTTGATCTCACTCATGCCCGTACCATAAACCCGGTCAGGGGCATGATCGTCCCCTAGCCCTTGCGGAGGGCCTTGGTCAGGAAGTCGTTCTTCTTGGTGCCTGGGTGGTGGACGACCCGGGCGAAGACGGTGTTGCCCCGGCTGGTGAACTTGAGCACCTGCCGGTAGCGCGGCCGGATGATGTGCGGCCGGGTGCCCTTGATGACGAACATCGTGGCCTCGTGGTTGGACTCCACGCGCACGTGCCCGTCCACGATGACGGCATTGATCTTCCGGCCCATCCGTCCGGGTGCCATGGCGCGGGCGTTGCGCTGGACCCGTCGGCCGCGCTTTATCAGGTCCTTCATCACGGGGCCGGTGGCTCCGCCGAGCATGCGGTTGATGGCGGCCTGGCTCATCCGGATCTCAAGTTTTGCAGCAGGCATCAGTACCTCACCAGGGAGATCCGGACTCGGAGGTTGAAGCCGACGCAGGCACCCTCGGGGCCCTGGGCCTCCGCCGGGGAGAGCATGAAGTCGTCGATGCTGTCCTGGTCCTTGAGGGTGCACAGGGCGACAGAGAGAGCGTCCATGGTCTCGGTCATGTCCTGGAGCAGCAGCCCGGCGGCGGCGTCCAGAGCGTCTGCGGGAGGGGCCTGCTCCTGTCCCTCGGGCTGGGGGGCACAACGCACCACCGACACCGTGAACTCGGCTACCTCGTAGGGTGCCTGGCAGCGCGCGCCCACGGGGGCCTCCTCCTCCGTAGGGAACTCCTCGGAGTAGAAGATCCGGGGCACGGAAACCGCGAGCATGCCCTCACAGGTGCAGCTGTCCCAGGCGATCTCCCCGGGCACCTGCCCCTGTCGGCCGGGCTTGCTGGTGAGGCCGTTGTACGTGGCCGTGACCAGCGACTGCCCCACCGTGTACCAGCGTGCCGAGCTGCTCATGTTCCTGCCCTCCGCTGGGTGGGCCGGTCCACGGAGTAGATGCGCGCCCGGCTCTTGAGCCCGTCAGGGTTCTCCGCCGTGATGAACATGTCCACCAGGTACAGGCCCGTGCGCCCTTCCTTGAGCAGCTGGCCCACGTCGGGGTACTGGATCGTGACTCCCTGACGGACGAGCTGCGTCACTCCGGGAGGCAGGCGGCAGTCCTGGCCCGTTCCGGCCCGGAGGATCTCACAGGCCAGCTCCCCCATCGCGAGGCGCCCCGAAGCGGGAACCTCCTCGCCGTACGAGGCTGTGACAGACCAGGTGCCCGGCTGAGTGTCGTCCTTGTTGAGGTCGTTGCAGTAGGGCCAGCGCTGGCCGTCCGTGCGCACCAGGAGCCGGTTGTTGTCCACCCGGTAGGCGCCGGTGACGAGGGGAGTGCCGTCGACCTTGACCGACACGACCGAGCTGACCGGGCTCGGCAGCACCACCTCGGAAAGCGACGTGCACCCGCAGCCCGACTGGCAGGAGCCGCAGCTCATGGGGAACCAGTAGCGCCAGTCCGGCCAGGGCGTGGCCTGGAAGCCGGTGTCGTTCCACTGGCTGCTGCCCCAGGGCCAGGAGTCGTAGCACTCCTTGCGGCACGGACGCAGGGTGGTTGTGCAGGTGCCGAAGCGGCGGCCGGACAGCGACCACAGCACCCGCGTCGCCATGCTCGCGGCATACCCCGTCAGCACCGGCGAGTAGCTGGAGACGTCACAGCTCCAGTAGATGGGCCAGTCGGCGCAAGGCCCGAAATCCGCCGTCATCGTCCTGCTCCTGCCGGTTGGTTATACGGTGCAGTGTCCTACGCCGTATCGCTTGATCTTCTCCCACCCACTCTGACCTGGGCGACTGCGAACTCCGAGGGCCCTCATGACGGGTGAGGGGCCGAGATGTTCGCTCCTCAGAAGGGAACCTCGTCCCTGCGCTACTCTACGGACGGGTAATTTAGCTAATTACTACAGAGGGCTACCGTATAACTAACCGTCCTTGTGTATGGGCTAGATGACCGGTGCAACCCCCACCGGGGCCCGGACGCGGGCCTCCATCCGGGAGGAGGCGAGGCGGTTGGTCGTGTTCCCGACCCAGATCTCCGCCCACCACGTACCCGGCGTGGAGAACTCCGTCCCGGCCCACACATAGGTGACGCGCCCGTTGGTCGGGTCGCTCACGGTGGCGTTGACGGAGGTGGCTGCGCCGTCCGTGCGCTGGTACTGGAACTTGGCGGTGTAGCCCGTCAGGTTGATGGGTGCTCCGGCGCTGTCCAGGAACTGGTAGACGAGCGGCGGCGGCTTCTCGCCCACGGTGTACGGGCCGATGTTGACGGTGTCGGACGGCATCCTCAACCTCCGCTGTAGTTCGGTGCGGGCTCCCGCCCTGAAATTGAAGGTACCGGCTCACGGCCGTGGTAGGCCGACAGAGGCTCCCGGCCGGAGACCTGCTCCGTGTCGTCGATCTGCGGCAGCTGAGTTGAGGACTCGTAGGCGGCGACGATCGCCTCGGCCGTCTCCACCGGGGTGGCCAGCTGGATCGAGACATCCGGGGCCGTGCCCGCGACAGCAGCTGCTCCCGGTGCGGCGGCGGGTCCGGCGCCGGGGGTCTCGGCCGAGGCGGTGACCGTCGCCACCCCCGCGTTTGCGACGAGTTGCGACGAGGCGTCCCCGGCCGCCGCTGTGACAGAGGCCAGCCCGGCGGGAGCGTCCGTAAAGGTCACTGCCTGGACCGTGGGGTCGTAGGCGGTAGCTGTAACGGGAGCTGCCCCGGCCGGAGGCGCGAGAGCACCCGCTGCGTCCGGGGCGGAGGCGGCCGCCGCAGCCAGCCCGGCCGGAGCGTCCGTGAAGGCCAGCGTGGACACCGTGGGGTCCGGGGCCGCAGCCGTGACCGACCCGGCGCCCGTGTTTGCGCTGAGTTGCGACGAGCCGTCCAGGGCGGTGGCCGTAACGGAGGCCAGCCCGGCGGGAGCCCCGGCTGCGCCCTGCGGGTCCGGTGCGCTGGCCGCTACGGCAGCCGACCCGGCGGGCAGCGTGAGGTCGGCTGCTCCGTCCGGCGCGCTGGCGGTGACGAGGGCGGCCTCCGCGTTGGCGTTGATGTTCCCGGCCGCGTCCACCGTGGGCAGGTAGGCCGTGGCTGTGGCGGTGGCCTCGGTCGGGGTGGCAGAGCTGTCAGGAGAAGCGGCGGCGGCCGAGGCGGTGACGTCGGCCTGAGCCGGAGTGGCCGACTGCCCCGGGGAAGCGTCGGCCGCCGCAGCCGTGGCGCTCGCCGCTGTGCTCTGGGCTCCTGTAGCTCCTTGCGGGTCGGGGGCGGTGGCTGTGACCGCAGCCGCTCCGGCAGGCAGGGAGACGTCCGCTGAGGGCTGCGCAGAAGTAGCAGTCGCACTCGCCTCAGCCGGGGTGGACGACTGATCCGTGGATGCGGCCGAGGCGGTGGCCGTGGCCGCGCCTTCGCTCGGCTGCGCGCCCGGGGCTGCCTGCGGGTCAGGAGCTGAGGCCGTGACTCCGGCGGCGGTGGGTGCCGGAGTCAGAGACACCGGAGCATCGGGGGCGGTGGCTGTGGCGGAGGCGGTACCGGCGGAAGCCGTGGCGGCCGCCGCGCCCTGGAAGAGGAGCAGCAGGCTCATGGCCGACCCCCTAGGCGTTCAGGGGATTGATCGAGATCTGGGCTCCGATGTACGGGGCTCCGGCCGTGGCGGTGGCTCCGGTGGGGAAGGTGGTCGGGAGGGCGGTGGTGGCTACGCCGGTGGCCTTCCACCCGTTGAGCTGAGCGGCGGCCGTGGTGAGGGGCGCGCCAGTGGACGCCACCGGAGTGATGATCGAGCTGGGTCCCTGGAGCTGAACCCAGGTCTGCGCCGTGGCGGTGACGGTGAGCATGGCCAGCCAGTACAGCCCAGGATCCAGGAACTGGCTGATGGACCCGTTGCCCGAGGTCGGACTCAGGATGACGGCGTTGGCCGCGACACCCGTGGTCAGCGCGCCGCTGGATGCGGTCGGCTCGGTAACCAGCTCCCGGGGGTAGCCCGACCAGCCGAGATCCTCGTACAGCCCCCATCGGATCGTGCAGGCGGTACCCGCCGTGGAGCCCACCTGCATGGCCAGGCGACTGATGCGCTCCCGGGGCGAGGTGACCCAGATCGGAATGGCCCAGAGGGCTCCAGCAGCGGCGATGGTCGTCACGACGCCGGTGGCGATGGTGCTGTGGTAGTCGGTGGTGTACCAGGAGCCGCTGGTGTGCGGCTTCAGCAGCCCGCCGGTACGCGGGGACGACGGGTTCAGGTTCTCCGTGGGCGAGTCGGAGGTGGGGGTCAGGCGGCGCATCGCATCCCGGCAGGCGTCGGCTATCCGGGCAGCGCCGCGCTCATTGGGGTGCAAGTTATCGGTGTAGAGGTAGGTGGTGCTCTTTCCGACTGCGGCGTTGATGTCCGCCACCTGAACCATGCTGTCGAACTCGGCGACCAGCGTGTTCAGGTCCGTGTTCCAGGTGTCGACGTCAGCGTCCCGGCTCGCCTCCGTGCCCGACCAGGAGGCGTAGTTGGCCGTGTACCCGGCGGCCGGGAGCTTGGCGATGTTGCAGACGATGACCGGCGGCGGGACCTTGCTCTCCAGCCACCAGCAGTCCAGCATCACCGCGCCGCCCGCATCGAGCGTGTTGACCGTCCCGATGATCGTCTGACCGGCGTTGGCCGAGGTCAGGTTGGTGATGCGCTTGGTGACGGGGGAGTGTGTGGCGGCGGCCGACGGCATGATGTCCGAGGTCGAGGTCGTGCCGGTGACTCCGGCGGTGCCAGACCAGGTGACGATGCCTCCGGAGGTGCCGCCCGCGCCCACCAGGCCGATCCCCACCGGCTCGCCGTTGTAGTCGGACGGGAGCGTCAGCGTGAAGTTGGCGTTGGTGGTGGCGGTGCACCAGTGGACTGTGCCCCCGGAGCAGTACTCCGGCACAGCCACCGAACCGAACCCGGCCCCGTAGCTGGTACGCGTACCGACCTGGAAGTCGTTCTCGTAGATGACTGAGGCCCGCCACCGGCTGATGACCGTCCGCATGGCGTGGATGTAGGCGGTGCGGACCTGCGTGGTCACACCGTTGATGCCCATGTCGTTGATGCCCCAGCACAGCAGCGCCGCGCCGCCATCAGAGACGTACGGACCGCCGCGCGTCGGCCGGTTGATGCGGGCGAGTGCCTTGGCGAAGCCGCCGGTGGAGCGGGTCTCGGTAGTCACCCGGGATCCGGACACGGCGTAGTTCTGCCAGTTGTTGAACTCGATGTCCAGCCCAGCCCGGAACAGCGAGTCGGCCCGGCCCGTCTGGAAGTACGTGCCGAAGCTGTAGTTCATGTACGAGTGGCCGAAGACCGTCCAGAAGTCCGGGACCTGGAGTTCCTTGCGAGGTGTCAGGGGCATGGGGTCACGCTGCCGTAGCGAGCGTAGTGAGGAAGGACCCTGTGCCCGTGGACGCCCCGAGCATCGACACGGCCAGCGTGACCCACCACAACGGGACCTCCCACCGGTCTCCCGCATCCAGGAACCAGTGGAAGGAGGACGAGGTGGGGGCGGTGGAGTCGAATCGGATGTATACCCGCACGTTGCTGTTGTTGACCATCAGCATCGCCACCCGGCTCGCGTCGGCCGCTACCTGGGCAGTGCTCGCGGTAGTGGCGGGGGTCCAGGCGTTGGGGTTGCCGGTGGCGGTGGCCTTGGCCTCACGGACGATCTGCTGGTGGTCTCCGCCGGTGATGGCGTAGGTGTCGATGTTGGTCCCGGAGCCTGCTGTGATCGGTACAGCACTGTCGGCCACAGCACACTCCTATCAGGCCGTGAAGCGCACGATCCCGTTGGCGTTCCAGATGATCGTGAAGGTCCCTGCGGTGACTGACTGCGCCCCGCCGAAGTAGTTGAACGAGATGCCCTGGTCGGCCACGGTTCCAGCGGTGATGGCGTCGTCGTACACCAGGCAGCCGAAGGCGTTGGTCAAGGTGACGGTGCCGCCACCAGCGAGGTCGGCCGCGTCGAACATGCTGACGCCGGTGGACGGGGTGGTGAAAGTCTTGGACGCGAGGGCACGGCCGCCGGAGACCCAGTTGGTCGCGTCGGTGACCTCGTTGGCCGTGACCCAGGTGCCGGTGTTGAACCCCGTGGAGGCCACGGCCGCGTCACGGTCGGGGGTCACGGAGTTGTTGAACAGGGCCACCTTTACAGCGTTTGTAGCCAGGCCCAGGTAGCCGGTGCCCGTGGACTGGAACATCGGGCCATTGATCCACTCACGGAAGACCCTGGAGTCGGTCCATGCCATCAGTACACCTCCTACTCAACTGCCGTGGCGACCCAGCTCACGCTGGCGCTGGAGCCGCTGTTGTTGTAGACGTTCAACGCGTTGGCGGCACTCGCGGTGTTGCCGAGAGTAGGCCGCAAGACGAACGTGTAGTCCGTATCGGCCAGCAGCGGGAATCCCTGCGAGGGGGAGACCCCGCTGCCCCCGACATACACTCCTGTAGCGGGAGTCCGGACGATCAGCTTGACGGCTCCCGGTTGGCCAACACCCAAGAGCCCGAAGAGCGTTGTGCTGGCCCCGTTGCCCACGGTCTGAGTTGCGGCCTCTACGGCTTCCATCAGATCACCAGCCTTACGTTCACCGTCGGCGCGAACACCGCGAGGTCTTCGCCGTCGTCCCGCACGGTCCGCACGGCCATGACCGGACGGCCTTCTCCGTCGAGCCGGACGTCCTCCCGGCCGACGTAGTCCTGCCGTTCCTCGGCCACGACCTTGCAGCGGGTCCCGGCCAGGACCAGCGGGGCGATGATGCCCCGCAGTCCCGAGCAGTTGTGGAAGCGGTTGGGCTGCCCCACGGTGACCTCCGCGTGGAGGCAGTTGGGGCAGGTCCACCGCTGCTCGCTGGTGAGGATCATGTGAGCGTCGCCGGGTTGCAGGCGGGAGTCGGCGGGGCGCTGGTGGTGATGTTCCAGAGCCAGTGCTCACCGACGCCGAGCGTCTCCCCGGACGGCAGCCAGCTCGTACCCGAGCCGGGCCCGTTGAGCCAGCCGGTGGTGGCGGTGGTGGAGCCTGCCTGGCTCTCGCTCATCACCTGGAAGGTGGACCGGCCGTTCTCGATCGTGTACGAACCGATCTTGCTGGCTCCGAGGTTCGGCCACGCGTTGTAGATGTAACGCTGCGCACCCGTGGCGTCACAGGCTCCCGACCCGGCGACCTTCTGCCAGACCTCCAGGGAGTACCGGTTGGACGGCGACCCCTCGGCGAAGGCGAAGCCCGAGCCGGTGACTCCGGCGCCGCCGGAGGTCAGCTCCCTCGCGCTCGCCATGAAGGAGAACATCGTGGAGTTGACTTCGCAGAAGTCGATGGTCAGCTGGAACCGCTTGAGGACCGGGTCGTCCTTCTGGTTCACGCAGACGGAGCCGTCCGCTGTGCGCTCGAAGAACTCCTCGCCGTCCTCGTACTGCGGCTCGTTCTGGACCTGGACGAAGCCCTTGGTCGTGACGGCCATGGAGCCCGTGCCCGTGATCGGGATACCGCAGGCATCCAGCCGGACGACGCGCAGGTGCGTTCCCTTGATCGGGGTTGCGCATGCAGAGACTGTGGCTACCACTGTTCACCCCTTACGTGGGAACGCCGAGTGTGACGAGAGCTGCGAGGTGGCAGCACTCAAAGCCGAACAGGTACGTGCGGCTGGCCAGGTACCGGACGGTGTTCTCCGCCCGGTCAAAGTTCTGCGGGAAGGGCGGCACGAACACGTCGCTCCGGTAGCCGAACACCGCGCCTGTGGCGTAGATCCAGCTGGTGCCTGAGGCGGCTGCTGCCCCGGCTGGGCTGGAGCCCGTATACCCCACCCCCGGCACCACCAGGTTCCCGGCCAGGGTCCGCAGAGGCCCCGTGGGCGACTCCGGCAGGATGAGCATCCGGCTGGTGAACGTCGGCAGGGCCGAGTACGGGATGTGAATGACACCCTGCCCGCCGTAGCACTGCGCGAGCCCGGCCTCCAGCTGACCCAGGACCACCGCTGCATCGTCCCCGCCGGTGACCAGCGGACTGGCCGCCGTCTGGAGGCGGATGCTCTGCGGGTCATCGAGGGTGGCGTTGGCTGCCAGGTGGGGCCAGACGGTGGCCTGGTCGGTGGTGCCGGACTTACCCGCCACTCCGGTCCAGAAGGCGCGGGTGACCTGGTAGGCCTCCATCTTGGAGAGGGCCTCTTCGGCCTTGCCCTGGAGGTCGGCCTCCGTGAGGCCGTTACCGACCGGGGCGCAGTCGAACTCAGCGAACACCGTGAAGGGTGTGGCGCCCCGGTTCTGCTGGGTGACGTTGGGGGTTATGGCCGCCTGAGCGGCCGGGGTACCCCCCGTGCCCGTGACAGCGATGCACTCGTCGTACAGGGTGCCCGCCCCGCCGCAGCGCTCCGTCCAGGAGATGCCCTGCTGCCAGTGGGGGTCGGTGCCGCTGGGGTGCTGCGCCGCGTCCCACAGGAAGTTCGGGAGCGGAGTGAACGCCGGGCCGTCGATGATCTGCCGTGCTCCAGCCACGGGTCACCCTCCTTTCGATCCTGTGGGATGCGGGTCCGGACGGATCAGACCTTGAGGGTGCCGGTTGCGCCGACTCCACCGCTGACGTTGAAGCCCACGGTGTACTTGCGTGCCGCGTGCCCGACCTGAGCGATGAGGTGGCACTCCTCCGCCCACAGGGCGGTGAAGTCGTTCTCGGCGTTGAGCACGCTGTCCCTGATGACGCCCAGGTCCAACTGGAGGCCGGTGCCGTGGAGGAACGTCCCGGCCGCGTACACCAGGAAGTTCACCGTGGTGGGCCAGACGAGCTGGACCGAAGCTGCACCCGGCTGGCCGGTGCCTCGGACCTGGTAGTCGTTGACCCACTGGACGCGGAGGTTGCGCGCGGTGAAGAACGCGTCGATCTGAGCGTCGGCGATGGCCAGGAGCGCGGTGTCGTTGACGCCGGGCTTCCATCCGAGGTCCGCCCGGATGACCTCCTTGACCCAGTAGGGGATCACAACCTCCAGCACCGCACGTGTGTTCATGGCGAACTTGGCGCGGTAGTCCGTAGCGGCCAGGGCCGCTGCGTTCATGATGCGTGTGGAGGGGGCGTCCGTGGCCGTGCCGCCGATAGTGTTGGCGCCACCGGCCGCCGTGTCCATGAGCGAGATGAGCCGCGCGTTGATGGCGTGGCTGTACGCGGCCCGGAGCAGGCGGATGAAGTTCTGCGTCGCCTCGGGGTAGGCGTCGTCCGTCAAGTTGCCTGCGGTGAGGGAGATGCCGTAGCACTCCAGCCGCTGCTCGCTGAAGGTCGGGCACGGGACCCGCAGGGTCGGCTTGTTGACCGAGCCGGTGACGGTGAGGATGTCGTCCGACTCCGTCCACAGCCACGGGTCGGTCGCGTTGCTCATGCTGAACGCGAAGCCACCCAGGCCGGACGCCGGGTTGGAACCCGCGTTCTGGAAGAACACGTCACCGATGGACGGCGAGACCGGGAAGCGGATACCGCCCCGGCTGACACCGACGGTGGGGAGGTCGATGGTGCCGTCCGTCTCCTCCGCGATGTTGAAGAAGCCGTACATCAGCTCGGACGGTGCGCACCAGCCACCCCCGGCGACCAGGGCGCGCTGGTTCTCGCTCTTGGTCATGTCACGCCACAGCTCCTCCACCACGGCGGGGTTGGTCCGCTCGTCGATGGTGTGCTCGAACGTGTTCTTGACCGAGGCCACGAGGTGGCGCGGGGCACCCTTGCCGTGCTGGGTGGTGGGGATGGCCTTGGCCTTGGCCTGGAAGGCGGAGGCCAGTGCCTCCACGGTCGGCAGAGCCTGGCTGGCGGAGACACCCGGGATGTCCACCGAGGCGGTGACAGCGTTGGGGACGTTGTCACGGACCTTGGGGTCGGGGGCGCGGCGCTGGGTGTCGCCCAGGGAGGCGAAACGCTTCTGCGCCTGCTCCAGCTTGGCGGTGTCGTCGCCGAACAGGGCCAGTGCTACACCATGGGCGGTGGCCTGGGTGAGGGCGGCGAGGTCGACGGTCCCGTTGTCAGCGGCGGCGGCGGCCGGGGCCGTGCCCGACGGGCCATGGACGCGGTCGCGCAGCGCGGCGATCTCACGCTGGCTGGCCTGCTGGGCGAGGGTGGCCTGCTCTGCGGCGCGGGTCTCGCGAACCCGCAGCTCCGCACGGACGCGGTCCAGGTCGGCGGCCAGCTGGTTGGAGTAGGCGATGTGCTCCGGGGTGATGTCCTCCAGGCCGGAGACGCGGTCGAACTCAGCGACCGCTCGGGTCTCCAGCTCCCGCAGCTCGGACTCTCCCGTAATGGAGAGGTCCACAGGTGCGGTGAAAAGCTCAGGCTCCGGCACTGTGACCTCCGAGGGTACGGCCGAGTGATCTATGTCGGGCGCACCGTAACAGAAGAAACCGCCCCGGCCAAAGATCAATATCTTTAACCGAAGCGGTTTAACCAAAGGTCAGGAGCCCTGCGGGCCACCCGGACCCGGCGGGGGCGGGGGCGGCGGAGGGGCGGGCTGGTTGCAGCCGCAACCCAGCTCAACGACAATTCGCATGGTGATCACTCCTTCCCGTGGACGCGCTGAGAGAGCTTGGTCATGATCCTACGGTAGGCGAGCTGGTCCAGCTCGTCCTCCGTGAGCTGCTCGGTCAGGTTGGGCAGACCGGCCGCCACCAGGGCGAGCTGGCCGCCGTTGGCGAGGTGGGTCTTCAGCTTGGGCACCGGGAACCCGGGGACGTTGACCGCCAGGAGCCCGACCAGCCGAAGGTGTCCGCCGATGTTGCGCCAGTCGCCGGAGACCTGTCCGGAGGCACGCAGCTCGTGGATCCGTTCGGCAGAGGTTCCGGGCCGCACGGAGCCAGCCACCCAGATGCCGTGAGAGTCGTTGCCGACAGCCACATCGGCCACAGCAGCGCCGGTGTTGTCGTAGTGATCGCTGGCGGCACGATGGCCGTAGTCCAGGGGGGCGTGACCGGTGCCGACGGTGATCTGTCCCACGGCCACGGAGGCATCGGTGTCGGTCCAGACGTTGCCGGTCATGAAGTACGGGTGGCTGTCCTCCTGCGGCGGGGTGACGCAGACCCCGGCCTGACCGATGTGGCAGGTGCCCCACAGAGCGGCGTGGCCGTAGACCCGGCCCTCGGGGGTGACGGTGATGCCAGTCGGGACGCTGAGGTCCGGGTTGGTGAACCAGTCCACCGGCGGCCGGGCGGGGGCGTCTACCCCGGCGCTGCGGGTGCGGGTAACGGCGCTGGCGCGCAGCGCACCGATCGGCTCGCCCCCGGCCACGATCGCTCCGGCCTCGTCGAGCAGGGCGATGTACGCCTCGGCGAACGCCGGGATGTCCACCAGCGTGGCGGCACGGATGCGGCCCTTGTGGAAGACGACCTTCTCCGGCGAGGCGAACATCTGGGCGAAGGGGTCGTCGCTGTCGTCCTCACCATCGGGGGATTCCGGCCACACCAGCTCCATGTCGGCGTCCTTGACGGAGTCGACGTCGACCGACACGCCTCGCAAGTGCTGGCCCTTGATCTTGGCGTGGACGCGCTTGCCGTCCTCGTCGCTGAGGTCGAGCACCCCCTCGCCCATAATGAGCCCGGAGTCCTCACGCCAGATCTTGTCGATTCGGCCGACGTTGACGGCCTCTGTGCGTGCCTCACCGCCGTGGCTGTCCACCCGGTTCCAGCGCAGCGGGAGGGGGAGATCGGCCCAGGTGAGGGAGTTGTTGTCGAACTGCCGTCCGTCCCCGGTCTCGATTCCCTCCACAGTGAGGGGACCCTGCCAGGGAGCGGTCTCGCTGGGGGCCTCGGAGGCGTACTGCTTCTTGCCGGGGCCTTCCTTGCCGTCACCCTTGCCGCCGTCGGCCTTGTCCTCGGCGTCGTTCTCAGGGACGCACTTACCGGCCACGGGGTCGAACTCCATGTTCGGCGGGCAGTCCCCGGCGGCGGCGGTCTCGTTCTCACGGAGCCGCTTGTCCTTCTTGGTGCCCGGGTTGGGGTCGCCCTTCTTGAGGGCTTCGGTTGTCA